GTTGATGAGGTTAATAAGGTTCTTGATCTTAAAGACAAACTCAAATTGAACTAACATGCTCTCCACCCAATACAGACTTAGACTTGAGTCCATTTGCAGATGTATTGCGAACAAAGAAGAGGTTCCCTTAGAGGATATGATCTGGGCAGAGAAACTTGCCAAGGCACATACTCTTGCTAGAGATTGGTTAAACAAAGCACGCCGTCAGGCTAAAGGTATTGAAGAAGGAACCACCGACGATTTTTTGAATAGGATGGGGCTAGGAGACCCCGACCCATCCAATCATAGAACGGGGTTTGGTGGTGCAGATGAGATTGTAGATTGGTTTCAGAGAGATAAACCTGACGATTGGAGGCAGAGAGACTAATGCAGGTATCAATTTATTCTAACGGCAGTCAAGAGTGCGAGAGAGCATCGTCTCTTTTGAAGGCAGTTCATCTTGACGAAGTTGTTGTATATGAGAAAGGTAAACATTTCACCGAAGGACAATTCAGAGATGAATTCGGTGATGAGGTAGAGTATCCCATGATCTCCATTGGTATGTTTCGTGGTACACTGAAAGAGACTATGAACTACATGGGCCAAAAAGGAATGTTTGTGTAACACAAGTTACAAAAGAACTTGCATATATAGTTCATAAGGTATATAATACCTGTACGTTCATCCCACTTCGGTGGGACGCAAGTAAGTCGCGGAACGGAGCGTTCATCCCATGATTGAACTACTTTTATACTCCGGTATGCTTTGTGCAGATGCTGATGCACTAGTGCTCAGAATCCAAAAGAACAAAGCAGAAGTACCTCCTCACATCGTTGTGGAGTTAGTGGAGACCGTAAAGGAATCTGTACCTGAGTGTAGTCATTACTGGGACGCAAACGACTGAAGGAACGGGGCTAAAAATCCCTAGTATTTCAGGAGTAAACTTATGAACACCTTAACACTGATCAAAAAGCAAATCGACAAGGCAGCAGCTCTGCACGATGCTCAAATCAATATCACCAAATACCGTGGTGTTGACTGCAAAGTGCATCAGGCAAATGAGGAGACTCACGGCACCTACTGCTATCGTGGTCGCACTTACGTTAAGTGATACACAGAGAGGGTTACAAACCCTCTCTTTTTTTGTCTTTATATAACAGATTTACAAATGTTAGTTAATTAACACAAACTTGTCTAGATAGTACAGAATTAGAAGGTAAACGCCTATGCACTGATTCGTTTTTATATTATTGTCCAATAACATGGAGTGAACATGCACAACATCCTATCGCGTAATCAATTAGCAGAATGGAATCTTGAGGACACCGTAAACAAGGCCGAGACAGATTTGGTAAATGATTACTTTGACTGCCTAATTGAATGCGATGAAACACAACAAACTTGTAAACGAATATGTAAAAACCTACTAGTTTAAAGAAGAGAGAGGGTTGACACCCTCTCTTTTTTTATGTACAATTAGCTTTGTCAGCGTTAAAAGGAATGGACAAAGAAAAGCTAAAGCTGATTGTCAAAAACCTTGAGTCTCTGGTAGAATGTTTGAAGTCAGAGGTATACTCTGATGTCGATGCATACAAACCAAACTACGAGGATGTAGCACAACACATTACTGATTACGACGAAGTATTTTATGACGATGATGGATACCCCGACTGATAAAGTCAAACTAGTAACTGTTACTCCTGATGCAGAAAAGACAATGGCTTACGTTGCCAGAGTTTCTAATCCTGCTAATCAAGAAAATGACAACTATGCAGGTCTTCTGCGTTACTGCATTAAGCACAATCACTGGAGTGTGTTCGAACAATCGTTCATGACTTTGGAGATTGAGACTACCCGTGCTATCGCGGCCCAGATACTGAGGCACCGTTCTTTCACATATCAAGAATTTTCCCAACGGTACGCAGACTCTTCTCTACTTGGTAATCAGATCCCTCTGCCTGAACTCCGTCGTCAGGATGAAAAGAATCGTCAGAACAGTATTGATGATCTTGATCCTTTCGAAGTTCAGATTCTAGAGAAACAGATGCAGACTCTGTTTGATTCTTCCATGGCTCTGTACCAACAGATGTTGAAAAGAGGTGTTGCAAAAGAATGTGCTCGTAATGTTCTTCCATTGTGTACTCCCACTCGCATCTACATGAGTGGATCTTGCCGTTCATGGATTCATTACATCACTCTTCGTTCTGCAAACGGAACTCAGAAAGAACACATGCAAGTCGCAGAGGCATGTAAGAAAGTTTTTATCGAACAGTTCCCCACTGTTGCTGAAGCCCTTGAGTGGGTCTAAATACAATACATTATGTGAATGTTATGCCAACTTATCCTGTAAAAAACTTGAAGACTGGAGAGACGAAAGAACTCTCCATGACCATGAGACAATACTCTGAATGGAGAGAAGAGAACCCTGACTGGGACAAAGACTGGTCCGCAGGTTGTGCTAGTCCCGGTGAGGTAGGCGACATGCAATTCAAGGGTGAAGCAAATTCAAGTGGGTGGAATGAGATCCTAGATCGAGCATCCAGACAACCTGGAGCAAACGTCCGTAAAAACAGAGATTACAGTTTCTAAATGCCAAGAAGAAAAAGAGCAGGTGACCAACCGATTGGTGTCGGGTTGACGGCTAAACAAATGAAAAGGAGAAAGCCGATCAATGTAGACCTCATGAGGGATATTGATCCTTTAACTGAAAATCAAAAACTACTTTATGATGCATATGCAGACGACAAAAACATAGTTGCATATGGATGTGCAGGAACAGGAAAGACCTTTATCACGCTCTACAATGCCCTTCAGGATGTTCTAGACGAGACTACACCATACGAAAAGATCTACATCGTCAGGTCGCTTGTGGCCACCAGAGAGATCGGTTTCTTACCTGGAGACCATGAAGACAAGTCTGCACTTTTCCAGATTCCTTATAAGAATATGGTGAAGTTCATGTTTGCTCTCCCCACAGACACAGACTTTGAGATGCTCTATGGTAACCTTAAGACTCAAGGTACAATTAGTTTCTGGAGCACATCATTCATCCGTGGTACAACACTTGATAATGCAATTGTGATCGTTGATGAATTCCAAAACTTGAATTTCCATGAACTTGATAGTATAATTACACGAGTAGGTGAGAATAGTAAGATCATGTTCTGTGGTGATGCAACTCAGTCTGACCTTCTCAAGGATAGAGAAAGAAATGGTATTGCAGACTTCATGAAAGTTCTTCGCATGATGCCATCTATGAATATCGTTGAGTTTGGTGTAGAAGATATTGTTCGCTCTGGATTAGTGAAAGAATACATTCTTGCGAAAATGGAATTGAATCTATGAGTTTTGTTCATTGTAATTTTTTAGGTGATCTTGAATTAAACAAGAAAGAAACGAATGGCATCCGTCTCTATAATCTTCCGAATGGAGACTGGGTGCCTTCTATTACTTCTGTCACTTCTTTCTATAACCGACAGATCTTCGTTGACTGGAGGAAGAGAGTTGGTATTGAAGAAGCAAATCGTATCACCCGTCAGGCCACTGCAAGAGGCACTGACTTTCATGAGGTCGCTCAAGACTATCTCCTCAATAAGGAGTTGGACTGGAACAATTATCTGCCAGCATCCAAGTTTATGTTTTATCATTTGAAACCTGAACTGGATAAGATAAATAACATACATGCTATTGAGCGCACACTGTATTCCGAATATCTTGGACTAGCTGGTAGAGTTGATTGTATCGCAGAGTACGATGGTGAACTAGCAGTTATTGACTTCAAGACTTCAACAAAAATCAAACCTGAAAAGTGGATCGAAAATTATTTCGTGCAGGAGATGTTTTATGCTGCTGCATATTATGAATTGACTGGAATCCCCATCAAGAAACTCATCACTCTCATGGTCACTCCTGGTGGTGAGGTAAAGGTGTTTGACAAAAGGAATAAAGGGGATTATATTAAACTATTAGTTCGCTACATTAAAGAATTTGTATCTCACAATACTGGGCACCATGGAGAATGAGTTAGAAAAGGCATTTGAGAGTAAATTCTTTTGTCCTTCTAGGTTCGCACAAGAGATTGAATCTCTTGTTCTGACTCACGAAGATATGAATTATATCGACGCTATTGTTCACTTCTGTGAACTCAATGCAATCGATCTTGAGTCCGTACCCAAACTAATCTCAAAGCCTTTAAAAGAAAAAATCAAATACGAAGCGATGGAACTTAATTTCCTGAAGAGAAGTTCCCGTGCAAAATTGCCCCTTTAATTTCATTTAAGTCTAAAAAAATTTCCGGCAAAAATTTTACTCTATTACTTTTTTGATGATGCCGTTTGATGCCTACAAATGTTATTTGTCCTTGAAGAATCATTTCACCAAGGACAAGTATGACTACCACAAATACTGTGGCAAAAGTCGTGCGACTGTTCAATCCTTCTACAAACGAAAGGATCGTTTCTGGTTTGAAAAATTAGCACGCAATAAGGATGACAAGGAAGTCGTTGATTTCTTTGTATCTAACTTTATCACCTGCACTGATCCAGGTAAGCTCTGGATAGGAGAGATGATACGCGAAGGTGAAGGTAGATACACTGACTGGAAGAAAAGAAATCAATCTCTCTCCTATGTTTTCACACAAGAAACTGAGAGTCTCTTCAATGGCAAGAAGGTTGATGACCTTTTCAACTGCTCAAAAGGTCACCCTCCAGTTCTTAAAAATTATTTGAATGGGAATATTAGTCTCGAAACTCTAGTCATATATGATAAGATTTTCGGATTCAAACAAGACTTCGATAAGAAGTTAGAAGACCCTGTGTGGGAAACCGTCAGTTTGAGAATGAGAAAATATTCTCCGTTTCTAAATATTGATGTATTTCGTTACAAGAAAATCTTGAAGCAAGTAGTTCTAGGAGACAAATGAGTTTTTTCGATTCTGATATTGTAAGAGCAGAGATGACAAAGATCTCTGAACTGCAAGAAGATTTATATGGAAGTGTTATGAACTTCCCCCGCATGAATAAAGAAGAAAAACTGGAGCATGTCAATCTCCTCAAAGAACTTATTGAAAAACAAAAGATTCTTTATATGCGTCTGAGTCTTTCTGATGACCCAGAGGCTGTTGAGATGAAAGAAAAGATTTATCAGTCAGCACTTATGATGGGTCTTCCATCTGAGGTTGATATGAATGTAGTCTTCGCTCGCATGTCAGAGATGCTTGCGGTTATGGAAAGTCAACTTGACAAGGATTCCACTGACTACTAGAATAACGAAGTACACAAAAGCCAAATCCGTACAAAATCCGAGGTAATCTAATGTCTTTTGCAGATCTCAAGAAGCAATCTTCTCTTGGTTCACTGACTTCCAAACTGGTAAAGGAAGTTGAGAAGATGAGCAACAACTCTAGTGGTGGTGACGACCGTCTCTGGAAACCTGAAATGGATAAGACTGGCAATGGTTTTGCCGTCATCCGTTTCCTGCCCGCACCTGAAGGTGAAGAACTTCCGTGGGCAAAGATGTACTCCCATGCCTTCCAAGGCCCTGGTGGTTGGTACATTGAAAACTCTCTGACTACTATTGGTCAGAAAGATCCTGTGTCTGAGCACAATCGTGAACTGTGGAACAGTGGTATCGATTCAGACAAGGACACTGTTCGTAAGCAGAAGCGTAAACTGTCTTACTACAGCAACATCTATGTGGTGAAGGATCCTACCAATCCTCACAATGAAGGTAAAGTCTTCCTGTTCAAGTATGGTAAGAAGATCTTTGACAAGATCATGGAAGCAATGCAGCCTGAGTTTGAAGATGAGACTCCCATCAACCCCTTCGACTTCTGGCAAGGTGCAAACTTCAAACTGAAGATTGTGAAGAAGGATGGTTATTGGAACTACGACAAGTCTGAATTTGATCGTGTCTCTCCTGTCCTGGATGATGACGATGCAATGGAAGCACTCTGGAAGAAAGAGTATTCACTTACTTCCCTGACTGCTGCAGATCAGTTCAAGACCTATGAGCAACTGGAGAATCGTCTGAAGATGGTTCTGGGTCAGAAGACCACTCGTCGTGCTCTGGATGAAGATCTGGAGGATGAGTCTGAAGGTCGTGGATCTTTCACCCCTGACTTCAAGTCAAAGGCACCTGAACCTGCTGCTGACTTCAATGCACCAGACATCACTCCTAAGTCCAATGACTCTGATGAAGATGATGCTCTGTCCTACTTCCAACGACTCGCTGAAGACTGATGAAACTACTTACACTTGAAGACTACGAGAAGGCAGGTGAGTCATTTTGGCCCAAGTATTGGTATGTTGCCAAAGAACTTGGTGAAGGTGCCAAACCAGAAGATGTTCTGAAAGTTCTTGAGTCTATTGGTACAGTTGCACTGAGACTAAAGATGGAAGAAAAGGAAGGACCTTTTGGATTTAATAAGAAGGAAGAAGACAATTAATCATACAGTCTGATATTATCAGCACGCTTCAGGGTTTCACTCACATACTGAGTGGAACCCTCTTTATATGTCATTAATTCTTCCAGATCATCAAAGATAACATTCAGATACTTCGGTTTTAGAGTAAAGATATTTCTCTTATCATCATTCAGTTTCTCTTCATACTGATAGTTGGTGATGGGACGAGAGATATTTACAATATCAATTTGAAGATCACTAAAGTAATCAAAGTAACTTACACTTTGAGCAGCGCCAACTCTAACTCCTTTTGGATATATAACTGTCCCC